TCATAAAATGAGTCTTTTACTGTATTGCCAGTCAGAAACCTAGACAATTGTGAGCCATTAACTCCAATGTCCTCAGCTATGTGAATCTGCTTGTATCTGTTAGTCATTCTCAGGTTAGTCTGTTCTATCATCCATTGCTTGATAGAGAAGTCCTTATCTGTTAAGATAGTGATAGTATAAATCTTTGATAAATCCATAGATAAAGTAAATTAAAATTATTATTGAAACGATTGTGAGTCCTCTCTTGCCGAGAAAGTAGTGCATGCCATAAAAAAACAGCCCAAATGTAGCCATTAGGCATAGCACTACTATGATGTACTTTACTAGTCTCATTAGAATAGCTTAGAAGTAACTTTTAGAGCATTTAAGGTCACATAGTGAGTGCCATTGTATTCTCGACCTCTCAGCTCGAATGTCACCTCTACTTGTTCATTTACTTGGATAAAGTCTAGTAGGTCAATGTTGTCATTCACTAGTTGAAATTTTACCTCTTGAGGATACTTGTCCTCAGGGTTACCTACCTTAAGTATAAACTCTTGCACTCTGAATTTCTCAGATACTTGCTTTGCGGGTAATTTGTTGATAATTACTCCAGTTGTTGTGTGTTGATTCATTTTTCTAATTTATATAGGTTTAAAAAACGTGCTGTAGTGCACTTAAATTCATTCATGGGGTTATCTGTAGTAGGCTTAGTTACTTGATAAACCACCATGCCAGCCTTATCTGAGATTGGCATCACTAACTGGTCTCTAGTTAGGTTAATGTACGTTTTGTTTAGTTCAATCATTTCTTATTGTTTAAATTGTTAAATTCTTCTTTGCTTACTTTCCTTAAGTCTAGCTGATCAATGTTATCTGTGACTAAGATACAATAATCATGACCTGATTTGTTGAACGTCTTAGCTGAGTAGCGAGCATACTTGAGATTCTCTAGGCTTGACTCAATTATGAAATAGGATTTTTCCATTATTTACAGTTTAATTGTACAAAATATTCATTGTAATACTCAGTACAAGCCAAAAGACGCTCTCTAATGGCTTCTTCTGTTGAAATGTTACGTTCGTACTGAAGTACTGTGATTCGTTTCTTAGGGTCAATGTGAGATACTTTGTGGATAGATTTATTATCCCAGTCAGAAAGCAAGAAGTCATCTGTGTCAATCATGCAGTAGATTAGCTCAGCTGATGCCTTGTCACATAGCATCATGTAGCCTCTCAACTGCCATTCATAATCTTTGTTAATGCCTTCTGATGCTATAGCTGGGAAAGTCTCTAGTGACCATGATGTCTTAATATCAATGATTGAATTGTCTAGGATGATATCAGGTGTACCTATCAGACAGTCATTCTCTATAGTATCTGCATTCTTGATGTAGAATGTATCTCTTACCTGATTGACTAACTCTATAGACTCATGCTCCCAGTCAGTGCCTTTCTGCATTGCTTTTGTAGATACAAATGAGTTGTAGCCAAAGAAGTCCTCTTTTGCCTTGCTAGCGATATAAGACTTAGTAGTCTGTGATAGTATCTCTGACTTAGTTCTTGACTCTGTCATAAGTTTACCTAGTGATGATGGGTGCCATTTCATAATGCTTGTATTTGTGTTTTGGTTAAAGTGAAATCAGCTTTTAATTTCTCTGCTGTGTACTTGCCTGACTCAATTGACTTAAGAGCTTCTTTGAATCTGTCATCTGTTAATGATGGCTTAGTGGCTGATGCTACTGAGTTACCATCATCATCTACAGCTTGAAGGCTCAAAAGTGATTGTAGTGTCGCTCTTCTGTAGTAGGTCGTTGCACTAATCATCTTTTGTGGATCAATATTGTCAGGCAATGTCAACCAGCTCTCTATCATTTCACCAGTCTCAATGTCAATTATCTGAGTGCTCAGAACTTTGTCATGGATAGGTTGTAGGAGCAGTAATCCATTCTCATGTAGGATAGGCTCAACTGTTTCTAGCAATGCGTTTATGTCAGCATAGCTCTTTTTAAAGTGAGGATTGGTGCTGTTCTTAACAACTTTTCCAATGCTCATTTTTGCCTTGTGAATCTTAGTCCACAATGGCACTTTGTTTGGTTCTGTTTGCATGTATATATATTTAATTGTTTACAAATGTAATAATAATTTTTAGTTGTGCAACTATTTAGAATAAAAATAATTGAATATACCACCATTTAGGCTCAATTATCTGTCCAATGTAATCATCATCTGTATAGTCTTCACCATCCCAAATGACTTGAGTTACTTTGTAGTATTCAACTCCTCCAAATCTATTGAGCTTAGTCACTTCACCTACAAAGTAGCAGTCACTATCTTCTGTATCTTTTATTTTATCTCCTATTTTCAGCATAGCAAAGTATCATACCATTCAATAAATGTGTCAAAGTCTCTAGCTATGTAGTAGATTCCTTTTGCACTCTCTATCTTTTCTTGATACTGTTTCTGTGCATCTGACTGTCTATCAGCTTTGTACTTCACTTCGATCTTGACTGACCTACCATTGATAGTAGCTGAAATGTCAGCAGTTCCTTTAGTGCCTTGCCCTGGTGTCCACTTCCCTGGCAACTGCTTTGTGTAGGCTATCTCACCAGTTCCTACTTGAATCTTGTTACCCTCTCTGTATTGTCCCTGATTACCAATCCTCTCAGCTTGGTTGCCAGTAGCATTGATGTAAAAGATTATTGACTTAGTAAGGCTATTAGCTGAGTTATCAGCCCACTCTGTAGATGGCAAGTACTTTGGATTCATTGATGACTTAGCCATCATTGTCTCAAGTTCTAATGCCTTGAGCTTTGCTTTGTTTTCTTTGGTCATATTGCTTTGGATTTGTAATAGTTTTCAACTAAATGTTCATTCTCAAGCTCCCAAAATTCTTTTATTAAATTTATAAATAATTTATGTGGATTAGGAGTCATCCAGTCTACCTCTAGTGTGCCTTTATGGTCAGTTATGCTAAAGATTTCTTCATCAAAGCAATAGCTTTCTATTTTATTTTTAACATTCTGAAGTCTCTTAGACCTCCATTGTTCTTCTTGATTGTAATTTATTATCATAGTTCTGAAAAAATTATGTATCTACCTTTGTGATTTTTATCTTTTGTTATTTTATACCCTTTGTGCTTAGCATACTGAAATAACCATGTAGAGAAACGCTGTGGAGTCATGTCTTTATAGTTATAATCTACCTCAAATGAGCTTAATAATTCGCTATTATAGTAGATTACATCTTTAACAAGTACATTCTCAGTAATGAAGTCATAGAAGTCCTTGCTAGTAGCTTGAATAAATCTCTTTGCATCAGCATTGATTCCTATTGACTTAGTCAGTCCCTCTCTTAAGTATAGCTGTAAGTTTTTGATCATGTAATTATCAAATCTTAGCCAGTCATCTGTGCTCCATTGGTCAAATAATAGCTTACCATAATGCTTAAGGGGAGAGTTAGTAGAGTTAAAGTACTGAAAAAACTCTATTTCATGTCTTCTTCTATCATGACTACCTCCAGCACCCTGAATAACATAGTTAGTAGTTATAACTATCTTAGGTGACCTTTCAAATGGTATAAACACCTCATCTTTATTTTTGCGATTGACAGTAATTCCTTCAGATACTATCATGAATAATTGCTCAAAATTAAAGTTCTTAACAACGTCATCAAATGCTAGAATCTGAGTATCTAAATTAACTCTTTGATATAAAAAATCTGACTTAGTAGGATTGTAGAGCTTACCATCTATCTTGACTGTCTTTCTAATGTGATTTAAAGCTGTCAACATTAAGGACTTACCACTACCTCCATTAGGATTCTCATCTATTTCTTGATCATTAAAGATAATTGCCTTTTGATTTGTTCTATCCTTATAGCCATGAATTAAATAACCTAGTGTAGATTGTAATGCATCTATTCTCTTAGTTTCTTCATTAGATACTTTTTGTACTAAGTCAAAGAAGTCATTATTAAAGTCATTGACTAGGTGAAATTCTCTATTTATTATTTGATTCTCCCAAATATAGCCTTCAACATCAATGTAGCTTAACATCTTAGACTCATCCTTAGTAACTTTAACAACACCATTTAGAAATGGTAGGTATGAGCAGTCATGACCATCTTGCAACATCTTAAGACTAACTGAGTCAATCATGTTAAGATGATTCTCAGAGAATAAATAAGGTGACCTAGAGCAATGATTCCAAATGTTAATTTGTCCCTTCTTAATTAGATAGGTAAGCACAAAGTCTTTGATTTGATCTACAGAAGACAACCTAACTTTATTCTCAATGACTCTTACAAATGTAGGTTTCTCAGCATTCTCAGGATAAAACTTGTTAAATCCATTTTTTACTAAGAAATTACTATATTTTAATGGCTCAATTGTTACTATCTCTTTTTTAGATACAGTCCAAAAGATGTCATCACTACCACTATCCTCTTTAATATCAGTTAGAACATCTGTAGTTATGTTGTGATCCTTCTTTATTTGCTCATCATCTACTCCATTCTTAACTTTTAGCTTGATTCTGTCAATTGTTAATCTATCCTCAAAGTACTTGCTGTTAAAGTTGCTCTTTTTATAAGCTGACTTGATAGCTGATAGCATTTCAGAGTGAGTAAAGTCTTCATTTGTAGTGTACTTATTGTAAAGATACTGCTCAGCCACATCTTGATTAATACCATAGTCACATAGACAGCATGCTAGTTCAAAAATAAAGAAATTTCTACTACCATCTGAGAATGAAGTCTTGAATTTAAACTTTTCAATCAATTCTAGCTTCTTATTCTCATCTTGCAGTATGCACACTGGAGGCTTCTCAATGTATTCAAATCCTTTATCTTGTGTAATTCCTTCAAACACCAAACAAAACTCATTAAAATACACCTCAGGGTCATAAGATTCAAAGCATACTCTACTAACATCTTGATTTTTTGAGTCAAAATAGTCAGACTTAAAATATTCAGAGTAAGCAAGAAACCTTCTCTTATGTTCTACAGCAGTTGACTCAGGGATTCTTATGACAGCTTTTAGTCCATTGCCACCAGGAGAAGTGAATACTATCACTACATAGGGGTCATTAATCAATCTTTCTCTTTCAGTTTTCATTATCTCAGTAGAAGGATATCCATCAAAATCTAAGACACAAAGACCTGAGTGATCAATCAATCCTTTGGCAGTTCTTTCAGAGAATGTACCATTGAACATAATTGCATTTAGTTCTTTTTTTGATGCTGAATATCTTGGGTCTTTCTTATCTACTGACCTAATTAGATTGATTTTTTCAATAAGTTCTGGAGTTCCTAACCTTATTCTTGCAACTACCTCAGCTGGATTTAAATTGAATGGTGTCTCTTTTGACTTAAAAAGTGATTTGAATACAGATATTTTTTTCATAACTCTTGTTTTTATTCTTGCTAAAAAAAAAAGAAGGGGAAAAGTAGCAAGAAAACTTTTTATGTGGATGCCTCCGACAACCCCTTTGCAAATGTAATAATAATTTTTAATAATCCAAATGCGTGACAAACGTGACAACTATGGGACAACTTCAAAACTAGTTGTCACGCCTATAAGCTATACTGGTATTGAGTTACAGCAAAAGCGTGACAACTAGACAACTTTTTTTGGGGGTGTCCCCCTTGTTTTTTTAAAAAAGCTAGCTACCCCCCATAAGAAGAGTTGTCACTTGTCACGCTCTAAGTACTGATCATTCTCTATCCTCATCTTAATGATCTTTAAATCTGTAGTGTTGTTGCACTTCATAACATCCTCAAAAATAGAGTACTTAGGTAGCTCAATGGGTGCATCACTAGGATAGAGATAGTCCTTAATTGGTGCAATTGCATCATCATAAATCTTGTCACTATTTTGAAATAGGTTGTCAACTTTAAGTCCATTCAATACAGTTGCGTGATGTTTGTCAAGCATTCTACCTATTTCGCATAGGTTAAATTTAAGTTTAAACAGCTCAGAAAAAATATAGTCTCTCTTGTACACTAGGTCTCTCTGTCTACTTTTATCGCATAGGTTGTGTAGCTCAATCATGTATTTGATTTTTTCTATCATTTTGTTGTGTTTAAATAGTACTTGTTAAATTTATCTTTATTCACCTGGTATCCTAATGACTTGAATAGGCTAAAATATCTGTAGATTGTTCTGTTTGAAACGTTCAGATATCTTTCTATTGTGGCTATTTGTCTAGGTCTCTCTTGCATTAGTTGCATCAACTTGATACATCTGTACATTTTAAATTGATTCATAGCTCTTCTACTTTATAACCATTATTAACATACCATTGTGCAGTCTCAGGTAGGTCATCAGGATACTTCTCATCTTGTAGGCATCCATTGTGGTCAAGGTAGCAATACCACCAAAATCCACCTAGCTCTTCTACTGAGTCCTCTAACCATATTCTATGTGTTGCTTTCATAATGCTTGTATTTTTTGTTTAACTTTGTTCCAATACTGCTTAAATGGATTAGGTAACATAA